TTCTGCTACCGAATTATCTGAAGACATAATTTCCGAAGTAATTTGTCTTACTAATAGTTCAAATATGAATCCAGTATTTTTAAATTTCGAATGCTTAATTTTTTTCATTAATTTTTGTAATTTGTCAGATATAAATATAGTTTTATATTAGTTTATTACTCTTTATCTAAATCTTCTGTTAAAATAGTTTTTTTGTTACCATCCATATCCTTAAATATTTCCTGGTATGAGTTTCTTGGTTTATATTTTACAGAACCTTCTTTTGTTTTAAGAGTTTTAATTCCTAATGGGTCTCTGCCCTCTGGATGGTCATCGTGTCCATATCTAACAGGGTCTTTTGGTCTTCCCACTCCGTTTGTTGATAATTCAGATTTTAATCTATCCAATTCTTCTTCAACATTTGTAGTTTCACTTCCTTCTACACCGGTTGGTTTAGCAGGGTCTGTTCCTTGTGTTTCAATTGATGTTAAACGGAATGCTTGCTTTGTATCTTCCAATACTCCCAATGTTAATTCATCTTGCTCATCTTTTGCCATCTTCATTACGGATTCGTACATCCATTCTTTAGAGAACATTTTTGTTTGTTGCATTTGTTGAATTAAAGCTACCTTTGAAGTATATAATTCAACTTGCTCTTGTTCGTATATTTTAGATGGGACAGTTAATTCTAATGTAAAATTAGTTAAACGGTCATCATTTATACCTTGTGCATATAAGTGAACGATTGCAATTTTAGTTAATTCTGAAATCAATACTCTTTGAACTCTTTCGATTGTTTTAGCAAATCGAATATCCATAGATGCTAATGTTGCTTTACCATTAGTATCTTCTTCGTATCCTAAATATGCTTTTGGAATCTTTAAAGATGCCATCATTTTATTTTTTAAATAATTGATGTCATCAATCATATTATATTCTAAACCTTTTAAGGTATCAATAGATGTACCATTATCATTACCACGAACTGGCATATAATAATCTTCAATAAGGTTTTGAACGTTGTATTTTAAATTATATTCACCCGTTCTTTCATCAACAAAAGGAACTTTTTTAGAGTTGTTGATAATTTTCTGCATATAATTATCTACCTCATTTGGTGGAATATTACCTACATCAATTTTAAAGATTCTCTTTTCAGGTGCTCTCATTACTCTGTGGATTAACATTGCATCTTCCATCAACATTAATTGTTTCCAAACTCTCCTACCACCCTCAATCATAGATTTTCCGTAAGGTAAAAAGTTTGAATCAGAGTTTAATCTCATATGAGCCATCTCATAGTTTTCAAATTCTTTTTTAGGAGATTGCCCAAATGCCCCATATGGGTTTTGATAAGGTGCATACACAAATTTAACTCTTTGTGGATTGGCTTGGTCAAAACCTTCCATTCTACTAACTTCGTATGCTGATAACGGCATTACATTTATAATACCAATACCTTCTTCTTCTGCAATTTCTAAATGTAAGAAAAAATCTCCGTATTTAACTAAGTTTCTAGTCCAAGGCCAAAGATTAAACTCAACATTTAAAATATCATAAAATAAGTTTTCTAATATTTGTTTGATATTATCATCTTCGTGATGTATCTTTAGGATATTACCTTGTTCATTCTTTGCAGTACATTCATCTGCGTAAATATCCAATGCCGATGCCATAATTGGGTCAGTATCCATTGAATCGTAATCTCTAAATAAATCTATACGAACTTGTTGGTACGCCATTGCAGATTCTATTTGACCAGTTCCATAGTTAGTTACTTTTAACTTTGTGAATCTGTCAACCAAATTCGTGGTCATATTTTGCCACTCATCTGTGTCAATTACCTTTGTTCCTGTTTCCGTTTTACGAACAATGGTGTTTGTTGAAAATAATTTCTGTAACCTACCTAATACTGATTTATCTGCCATTTTTTAATTTGTAAAGTATCTATAAAGATAATAAATTTTTTTGTAATTTCCAAACTTTATTACCACTTTCTGCAACTCCAATAGTTTGCTTTGTGTCTTGGTCCTGGTTGGTCACAATTCATTCTTGCTCTAAAAGATTTTCTCGCAGCAGGATTTGATTTTCTAATTTTCATTCCTTTTTGTCCAAAGTTTACTTTAACAACATTTCCTTGTGGATTCTTAACATATACTTTGAACTTTTTAACATCACCTTGCATTGGTTTACCCAATTTCACTTCTCTACCTTGATATTCTGCTTCTCTTAAACATTGACAACCTTCGTTTAGGTTTTTATCATATCCTCTCATAAAAGCAATAAAATCCTCCATATCTTCATCCTCAACATCATATTCTTCTGGTTCAACTAAACCATAGTTTACATCATCATCACTATCAATATCTTCTTTCACAGGAACACAATTAGGAACTTCTCTTCCATCTTTGTCTTTCATTCCAACCATTTCGTACCCTTTCCAGCAAGGGTTTTCTAATTCTTTTATGATTTTAGTTAAATTCATTTTAAAAATATTTTGTATCCAACATATAAATATATAAAAATTATTGAAGTAACCAAGTTAAACTTTCTATTTCTTTATTACCCACTTCCATTTCATATGGATTTCTAGTTAAATGACCCGTAGATACAAATCCATCGTATTTAGCTATGTGCGATGAGTTCAACATATTTTTAGTTAAATCAATTCCTTCTTGTCTTAAACGAAGTGCAGTATTACGAACCCACAATCCAATTGCCAATGCCATAATTAAGTCGTCATTATATCCTTTCATTGCTTCTGCTCTACCACCATGCCAAATAAATGTAAACATTTCATCTATTAATCTACCACTACGAATAAGAATATCTTTTTCATTCATATATGTATCCAATGCTGAAATAATCAAAGGTCTTGTTTTAGATGTTGTAGAGAAACCTGCAACCATTTGTTTTTCATCTCTGTAAAACTTATTACTCATTTGTCTTTCAACATCAATATATTTTAAGTCGTTACTCATATAAAATAGATTTTGGTATCCTCTATCTATAATTTGTTGAATACATGCCCAACCTACGTTTGAGTTTTCTACTACTAATAATGCATTGTTGTATTCTGTTGCTAATGCAGTAAGAAAGTTTCCAAAATCTTTGGTATCAATCATTCCTCTATATTCAGCAACTTGCGAACAATCTTCAATATCTAAAACTTGTGCAGTTGAATAATCGGCTGCATCTCCTCTTGCAACGTCAGCTACAACCATATATTGTTTGTTGTAATTTGGATATTCCCATTTCCATAGGTTTCTATCAAATCCTGCTTTTTCAACAGGTTCCATTACATAAGTGTTCTTATACCAAGTTAATAACTCAGGGTCTATTACTGTATCTCCGGAACCAACAAAGTCGCAATCACATTCTTGTGCTGCTCCTTTTGCTCCCAAAATACGAGTTTGTTCATCTCTCCAAGTTTGATTTCTTTCTGGATGAACTGTCCAATGAAGATTTATAGGATTGAATCCGTTTGCACCACTTTCTCCTTCTACCCACATTTTATGAAACCAGTTACCCACACCATTCGGAGTAGATAATACAATTGCACTACCACCCGTTGATAGAGTTGATTGTGCCGATAACCAAATCTCATCAATATCTCTAATGAATGCTGCCTCATCCACTACTAATAGGGATAGAGCTTCCGAACGTCCTGCATCGGGTGAGGATGCTATTGCTTTGACCTGAGAACCGTTCTTTAATTTAAGTGATAGTTTGTTATCTTCAACAGAAGAGTTCCCACCATCTCTTAACCAAACGGGTAACAAATCGTGCATTACTCTTACTTTCTCTACTAAGTTTTTTGCAACTGTTACTTTAGTTGCAATAACCAATGCATTAAAATCTTCGTTGAATAACATCTTCCACAAAATAAAACCCGCAGAAAGAGTTGATAAACCTAACTGACGTGATTTAAGAATGATGTTAAAACGGTCTTGTTTAAAATCTGTTAAACAGTTCTCCTGAAATGGATATAAGTGAAAAGGTATTTTACCTCTTGTTGGGTGTTGTATAACACAATATTTTTTCATAAAGTAAATTGGGTCTAACCCACATTTACGATATTCTTCTGCAATAATCTCTTTTAAAGACTTCTTAGGTTTCCCTTGAACTGCCATTATTTTTTGAGTTTAATCTTCCAACCAACCGATACACCAAAATACTTATTTCCGTTTCCATCTATAAGTAAATTTGCTCCGTATAAATTATCTTTTTTAGTTTTAAGAGTAAGTTGTGGTCCTATCAATGCAGATGAGTTACCCACTATACCATTTACTCCTATATAAACTTGGTTTTTTGGAAGTTCTTTTACAATTTTAGTATCGGTAATAGTTCTCTCATTTATCTGAGCATTCCATTTTCTACCGATAATTTTATTTCTACTGATAGTATCGGTTATTTCTACAATACCCAACCCATCGTTTAATACCAATCTATCTTTATACAAAACTTTTGTGTGATATTCTTTTACAATTCTTTCACTATCTGCTTTTACATAAACTGGTACTTCTACTCTTTTTTCTTTTTCTACAATTGTTTCGTGATAAATATCTTGTCCTTTTTTGTATTTGATTTGAGTATGCTCAACAACAAAAGTATCTATTTTATGTTTTAACAATTCGTATTTTTTACCATCAACATTAATGGTTTCAATAGATTTATCCTCACTACTACATTGTTTAAATACAATAAATGCAACTAAACCAATTATTAAAATGTTTGTGAATGAGAATATCTTTTCCATAATCTATTGTTTTATAAGTTCTGGATGGTTTAATTCCACCAGTTTTTCTTCTAATGCTAATTTTCTTTCTAATAGAGATTCGATTGCATTATATGCCCCATCTATATCAGTTCTAATGTCTTCTTTTACTTTTTCAATATCAATATCCCACTGCCAATTAGAAATAGTACCATTTTCATTTACCATTTCAACTTGTTGTTTAATACCTTGCAATGCTTCTTCGTATTGAACTTTTAAATCTCTAACATAACCTAATTTATTTAATGTTATTTTATAATCTTGGTAAAAATCCCAAGTACCATCTAATTTTAATTTAGTTTCGTGTTTTGTTAAACAATTTATACAAAG